GCATCTGAATCAGATTGCAGGCGTGACCAGCGATGAGGGGCTTACCAGCACGGTCTTGGCGAATGCCAAGGCTTGCGGTGCCGATGTCTATGGTTCGATTGCTGGGCGGGCTTCGCTTCTGACTAGCGGTGCCAACGGTTTCTATGATGACGTTTACAACCTGGATGCCTTTGTTGCGGACCTTGAAGTCGCAGGCTTTAACGCCCTCGCGCAGGCTGGCACCAAGGTTCCGCAGACTGAAGCCGGAATGACTTATCTGAAGGACGCTTATCGCAAGGTGTGTGAGAAATACGCGTCGAACGGCTTTATTGGAGCAGGGGAGTGGACGGGAACCGGCACTTTCGGCAACCCTGAAGCATTCCGTCGTAGCATTCGCGACACCGGGTTTTGCATTTATAGTCTCCCCTTGGCCCAACAGACACAGGCTGACCGCGAGGAGCGCAAGGCCCCCTTGGTTATGATCGCAATTAAATATCAGGGCGCTATCCACTCGACTTCGGTCATGGTCAACATCAATCGCTAAAGGGGTGAATTATGGGAATTTACAGGCTAACAGGCAATGACACTATCAACCTTGCCGGAAAAACATTCGCTGCCCGTCTTTTTACTGCTCTCCCTCATGGGGAAGTGGCGAAGCTGACCTACGGGTCTGACATCGCAACGCTTAAGACAGGCAAGAATGGCAATGTTATCATCGCAAAGAATGAGGTAGGCAACCAAGGTACTCTTGAGCTTAAAGTGCTTCGCGGAAGCGAAGACGATGTGAATCTTAATAGCGACCTAGTTGCATATAATGCGGACTCCGCTTCCTACGTTTGCATTACCGGTTCGGTAGCCAAACTGCTTGGTGACGGTCTCGGGAATACGATCACTGACACCGTTTCACTTGCAGGTGGGGTTATCACCAAGCGCGTGGAGATGGTTATTAACGTTGAGGGTGATGTCGAGCAGGCCATTGCACTTTACACCATCCAATTCGCCATGGCGTCTCGGGGTATTGCATCTGCTGAGGTAGCGGCAACATGAAACACAAGCTACCAAGCGGGACCGAACTTCTAGTGACCCCTCTCGAATGGGAAGAGTCGTGGGAAGTTTGTCAGCAAGTCCTTTCAGTGATTGAGCAGTTGGACGTGGATATCAAGGGCATGACGCTTGAAGACATCAAAGCCCAAGATGTCTTGAATTTTAAGAACCCAATCTGCAAGGTTTTGGCTTCCCCACTGCTTTTCGGTGCGAGCAAAAAGTGCTTGGACAAGTGTACCTATGGAGGGGTGCGCGTGGACAAGTCGACCTTTAGCAAGCCCGAGGCCCGTGGGGATTTCCTTATGGCGTGTTTCTACGCGCTCAAGGAGAACTGCGCCCCTTTTTTCGGAAGTCTGCTTTCTGCTTTGAAGGTGATTTAGCGAAGGAAGGCAGTAGGGTTAAGGTTAAGATAACGATGGAGCGTCACCGCTTCATCGTTTGCGAGTTAGCCGCAGCAGGCATGGGAACCCCCGGTGAACTCATGACAACGCGGGCTGACTTGGTTGCAGATGCCTATGATTATCTGTTCTTTAAGGCAGAGTATCAAAGGCGGCTAATGGAGGCGAACCGCGATGAAAGTCGGTGAGATATTCATTCAACTCGGCTTCCAATCGGTAGGCCAGGACGAGGCCAAGGGCTTTCAGTCTGTAGTTGACGCGATTAGCGAGTCCTCAACACGCTTGGCGGCATCCATAAACGAGATGCTTCAAGCCCTCAATAAAGCAAAACCAGCAACCGAGACTGCAACAGAGACTGCAACGGATCACGGTAAGGCGCTGGCGGATACCAGTCTCAAATACCAAAAATCTCAAGCGGCGATAGAAGCAAAAAACAAGGCACTGGATACCAATAAGAAGAAAACCCAAGACGCGGGGAAGTCCACTAAACAGTGGGTTTCTGATATGAACCGCGCAAGGCTTCAGCTAGTTGGTGTGACCGCGGCTATCACTTTTGCCTCAAAAAAGGCAGCGGACTACGCCCAGGCGCTCAACATCTTCTCCAACACCACCGGGCTAAGTTCCAGGGAATTGCAGAGGTGGGAGCAACGCGCAGCGGCGGCTGGCATTTCGGCGGAGGAAATGGCGGCGACGGTTCGCAATCTTCAGAAGCTCGGTACCGATGTTATGATGGGCCAAGGGAACACCAAGCCATGGGCGTTTCTAGGCATCCCGGCTTCACAAAACCCCTTCGACACCCTTGACCGTATCAAGGCGAAGATGGGAACCTTGCCCCGCGCCCTTGAGTCCCGGATGCTTGAGGAGATGGGGCTAACCGATGCCATGCAATCATTCCTCCGGGAAGCGGATAAGCTCCCGCGGGGTGATGAGGGTTTGCTGTTGAGTGAAGCGGAGCTTAAACGCCTCAAGCAATTCCACTCATATTTCAGCATGACAATGGACACCATTAAGCGGTTCCTTCACCGGATAGGCGGAGACCTAGCACCATTCACTGGTATTATTTTGGAGGCATTAACCAAGGTCACGTCTTCCATCAATATCGTAACAGCCAAGCTCGCGGATCTGGATCATAAGGTTGGCCGCGGGTCCTTTTTCAAAGCTCTTGCGGTTGGCGCAATGATGCTTACCGCGGCTTTATTTCCGCTATCATTCGCCCTCAGTGGGGTTTTGGTTATCGCAGATGACCTAATTAGGTTTATGGACGGAAAAGGCAAAACAGTAATTGGGTTTTATTGGGACGCGTTCAAAACGTTTAAGGATTGGTTGGAGTCCATACCCTCGCTCTTAGCGGCTATTGTGGACACGTTGACCGGTGGGGTATTCTCAAAAGAACTACAGGATATGGTGTCAACCTCGGCAGGATGGTTGAAACAACTATTTGGCGAGGAAGGGTTCAAACTGTCACTACCAACGCGGCAGAGCGTTCCGAAAACCGGTGAGAGCTTCAACCTCGGCGTGGGGTCGCTTTTCCCGTCCCTAGCGGGGGCCGGATTACTTTCGCCTGGGAAAGCCCAAACAAACCAGAACTCGTTTAACATAACAGTCAATGGTGCTAAATCGCCTGAAGACACCGCGAAGGCGGTTGGAAAGGAAGTTCAGAAGGTGATTTACCAATCCCCCATGGCGGAGGGTACACCATGAGCCTATTAAGCACGGTGAGCCAAGGGACAACTCAGGTTAATATCGCTGGTACTGTTGCGTCCCTCGCGGGCGTTGCCAAGGCGTTAGTCAAACCAAAAAACACCGTTCCTGGTATCGCTGGGTTTGTTTTCGATATTCCAGAAACGGAGACAATCAAGCTACAAGCCTTGGTGACAAACCACTACACCGAGGCCAACTATTCGATAAGCGACCACGTTGCCTTTGACCCAATTTCAATAACGCTTGTCGGGGTTATCGGCGAGCTTGTTATAGAGCGAGACGTGCTCCAACAAACAGTTCAGGCAGTGCTTGATCGTTTGACCTCCACAAGCCTCCTATCCCCCGGACTTTCCGCAAGCGCCCAAGCATACTTAACCGAATACAGTCGTGTTAAAAATGCGTTTAATTCCGCCGTAAAACAGTGGAACTCGTTTTCTGACGCAGTTGGGTTGACGGGTGCATCGGGGGGAAAATTAGGCGGAGATGTTCGCAGCCGCCAACAGCGTTTTTACGATGGTATCACATCGCTGTTCAACTCCCGCGCACTCGTTACAGTGGAGACCCCATGGCGCATGTTTGGTGAGGGGACAGACAGTAATGGCAATGAGAGCTTTCCATTTATTATCGAGTCGCTAGAGTTTCACCAAGAGCAAGAGTCCAAAGACCTATCGCGAGTCACCGTAGTTTTGCGCGAGTTTCGCACCGTGTCTACTACCGCGGGCGCGGGAAAACTGTCAGGGCGTGCGGTTGTGCAGCAGGCCCCAAAGGCAGAAGCGGGGAAAGCTCGGGTCGATAATGATTCCTTCGCATGGAAAAATCTTGCCGGAAAGGGTAAGTGATGAAAGTTATTCAATCCCTAACGGCTGAACCAAGGCAAAACCTCATACTCCCAATCGAGGGATACGCCGATGCTACGCTGTTTTTAGAATTTAAGGACACCCAATACGCTTGGTTCATGACGCTAACATGGAATGGTAATACGATAGCGGGTATGCGCGTGGCGTGTTGCCCAAACCTCTTGGACCAATATCGTTGCAAGTTCCCATTCGGATTGTTGGTTGATTCTGTCAACGGCCAAGACCCGCTAACCCTAGACGCCTTCGATACCGGAACTTGCCGCATGGCAATTCTATCCGAGGCAGAGGTTGTGCAGGTGGATGGGGAGCTGTATGGAGCGTAAAATTGGCCGCTGGTATCAGCTTCAAATTGAGACAGAAGATGCGGTTATCGAGACCGCAGCCGACGGCACTAAACGCATTGCAAGCACGTCCGTTAATCACGTTACGATAACGCATCCTACAACTGTTGAATTTGAAGTGGTACGCAATAACCTTGCCAGCGCCAATTCCGCCTCTTTCAAAATTTACAACTTGAGCGCAGAGACCCGCAACCGCATATTCAAAGACCCATTTGCCATGGAGGATTTGCGAGCAATCCAATTCACCGCAGGCTACAAAGATGGGACCGATGTATTACTTGGTATGATATTCAACGGGCAGATGCGTTCCGCAATTTCTTATCGTCAGGGAACCGAATGGATTACGGAGATTGAAGCCTTCGACGGTGCTTTTGGCATGTCGCAAGGGGCGGTGGCTATAACGATTGGAAAAGGGGCTGACAAAATTGACGTGATTAAAACCCTTGTGGACGCTATGCCAGGTGTTAAGGGTCCCGTAAGTGGTAGCATTAAAGAAACCCTAAAGCGCGGCGCTACTCTAATGGGTAACGCAGGTACCATCATCAAAGAGATTGCGGCTGGTAATTTCAGCATTGATAACGGCGTGGCATATGTGCTTAATGACAATGAAGCCATAGAAGGGGACGTTAAGATAATCAAGTCCGAAAGCGGATTGATTGGTGTCCCGCGCCGTGCCAAAAACTTTCTTGAGTTTGATATGATGTTTGAGCCCCGGCTGAAAATCAACCAGGTAATCAAGCTAACGTCAAACCTCACCGATGCTATTGGAGCCAAGCGCACTCTTGCCCCATCATTCAATGGCGAGTACAAGATTATCGGTTTACAGCACAGAGGAACCATATCCGGCGCGGTTTGCGAGGACGCCATGACGACTGTTACAGTCCTTTTTGATGCAAGTTTGATTACGGTGACGCAATGAAATACCCAAGAGCCAAACCGGGCCTACCAGACGTGATGGAACAATTCGGGTACAACTTATCCAGAAACCTCAACTGTATGCTGATTGGGAAAATCCTGAAATACGATGACGAAACCAACACCTGTGAGGTTGAGGTGATGCTAAAGCGGCTGTTGGAGGATGGAACAAAATTATCCTTCCCGCCGCTTGTGGATTGCCCTGTTATCTATTTGGGCGGAGGCGGGGCGTTCCTATCTTTCCCGATAGCAAAAGGCGACCCCTGTTGCGTGTTCTTTAGCGACCGTAGCATTGACGAATGGTGGCAGGCAGGGCGGGCAGAAGTCCCCTCGGAAAACCGGGCGCACTCCCTTTCAGATGGGGTGGTACTGGTCGGCCCCCGGCCCCAAACGGGTCTCTTGACTTTGGACGATGCGGTCACACTGAACGCGGGGCTCCACAAGATTCGGATTCGCAATCAGGTGCAGACCCTCAAGACATTGCTCAACACCATGGTTGATGCGATAATCGGAGCAACGGGGACTGTAGCCGGTAGCGCGTGTACTATCACCGCCAACCCCAACGCCATTGCGACGAAGGCACTTATCGCCCAACTCTTTGAGGAGTAGCCATGCTGGTACGAGGAGCCGCGAAAGACGAGGACTGGACTTTCGGCCAAGGGAAGCAAAGCTACCTGACCGGAAATGATGCAATCGCAAAAAACATCGAGACCAAGCTCCGGGTGCATTCGACGGAATGCTTTTACGACACCGACGCCGGGCTTCCATGGTTCACCCTGCTCGCGCAGAAAACCGCAGATGCGCTGCTTCTCGAGGTTCAGACCGCAATCCTGGAA